ATATTTTTGCGGTGAATGAGGTGGAGCAGCCGATCATCAGCGCGGTCATGGCATCGTACGGGCGGGTGTCGTACGTGCTCGGAGACTATGCCGGCTCCGCCCCCGCATGGGACGCCGCCGCCAAGGCGAGCACGGGTCAGTGGCTCATTCAGGCGTCGGACGACGTTGAGTGTCCAGTGGCATGGGATGCCATGTTGGAAAACGCTGTGATTTGTACTGGGAATGCACTCGACCCTCTTTGGCCGCAGGTCGTGGCAGTCAGCGACGGCTACCGCAAAGACGCCCTCCAAACCATCGCCATCTGCAACCGGGCGCGATACGAGCAGGTGGGTGAGTTCATTCACGCTGGCTATCGGTCCGTCTTCAGCGACGACGATTTCACCATTCGTGCCATCGCCGATTCCGCAGACGGCAAATGCACCCTCATAAACGCCCGCGACCTGACCTTCACGCACCGCCACCACTACCACGACAAGAGCGTGCCATGGGACCCGGTGTACGCACGCGGCAACTCCACCGAAGCCTACGCCCAAGGGCAGGCGCTTTTCATGAAGCGGAACTCGCATCTGGTGGCGCGGGGGCTTAAGACGTGGTGACTTTCCCATGAGCAACGAACACAACCGCCTGAAGGGCGAAACCGACGAGCAGTACGCGAACCGCATGAGCAACCTGTGCGACAGTGCGTTCAGGAGCGGGGTGTGGCGCGTGTTTACCGTGGTGTTTTGGATTGTGTGCGGCACGTCGGCGCTCGGCGCTGCGACAGAGGGCCGCTTCGGCTGGACGTACTACCTGCTTTGCGTGTACCTCCTGATCCATGCCATCGGCACGCTTGCCGAGAAGATTTCAGAGCGCCAACCTTAACACTCATGAGCACAAAAGACGCCGCCAAACACATGCGCCGGCTCCACGCCATCGCACAAAAGATCATCGACAACGAGGACCAGAACGTGGACGAGGAGGCCAAGCGGGACGACCGCGAGGAGCTTCGTCGCGCACTTGTCGGCTCAAAACCGGCGCTGGATGTCCTTAGCAAGAGGTTCCCGTGAGCGAGGCGCGGATATATATTGCGGTGCCGTTCCATGGGCGGTTCAACATCGCGGACCCGTGCTTTTCGACGCTGCGGCAATCTTCCGCGGACATCGACTTCATTGCGGCCTACTGTGACGGCTGCGAGCCATCGCCCTATGTGTCACGGAAAGCGGATAGGGTCATTGAGGAGCATCACGTCGGCATTGAACGCCAGAGGCGGCGTCATTTCATGGACTTCTACGAGCGTACCGACGTGAGGGAATTCACCCACCTCTACCTCACCGACTCCGACGCCCTGCACGACCCGAACTGGCGCGACGCCCTGCTTTCGATCCAGTCCAAGTACGGTGGTGCCCCGGTCTGCGGGTACAACACCGAGGCGCATGCCCGCCTTCAGGGCAGCACAATCTCCGAGACCGAAGACGTAATTTGGAGGCGCACGGCTCCAGGTATCAGCTTCTTGCTGACGCGCGGGCACGTGGAGAAGGTCGTGGCGTGGCTTCGCGCGAATCCCAAGGTTGACCATTGGAACTGGGACTGGACCGTGCCGCATATCCTCGACGACCGCTTTGCCACGACGAAGACGAGCTACGTCGATCACATCGGGTTTGGCGGGTATCATCATCCGAAGGGTGAGGGCTACGACGGCGGGGATAGAGCAACTTCCCCGACCGAGTGGTTGAAGAAGAAGCGCGCCGAAATCGTCTCTCAACTCCAGCATGAAGACGCCGAAAATCCCCGTAGTAGTCTCAACCGACCCGTCGCAACTTAACATCCCCATCATGGTCGAGTGGATTCTGGGTTCCTACTGGGGTAAGTGGCAGGACGTTGAGCGCATCGTTCACTCGTTCAAGTCATCGCTGTTCTTCGGGCTCTACATACCAACGGACCACGGGCCGCAGCCGCAGATCGGATTCTGCCGCGTGGTGACGGACCATGCGACGTTCTCCAGTATCACGGATATGTACGTGGCGGAGGCGTTTCGCGGCAAGGGACTGGGCACGCACCTGCTGGCCGAGGTGGTGAAGCACCCATCGGTAGGCGACACCATCTGCATCATCGCCTCACGCGATGCGCAGTCGTGGTACAAGAAATTCGGGTGGCATCGGGTCGGCGGCGATGTCATGAAACGTAGTCCCACACCATGCCAGTAGCCTCCAACGAAGCCGAAGTCTACAGCAACGCCCTCCGCTCCCACACGGGCGCGTGGTTCGAGAGCAAGCACTGCAAAATCTACGGCAAGGACCGCAAGGCCGGACTTGTGACGCCGAGGCAGAACCGGCTTCAGCGACTCATTCAGGACGTGCTGGACGAGATGAACGCGCTGGAGCTGCCGGAACGGGTCATCATTCTCAAGCCGCGCCAAAAGGGGAGCACCACCTACGGCTCTGCGCTCGTCTACACGATGCTGCGCCGCACGAGTACGTCGGCGGTTGTCATCGGTGGTCAGGTGTCGCAGGTACAGGAGGCGTGGTCGATGCTCCAGACGTATCAGAAAAATGATACGCTGGACTGGAAGAACACGGGCGAAATCAACTCCAAGTCCGGGTCGTGGACGCATGGCTCGAAGCTGATTCAGGAAACCGCAGGCGACGCACGAGCGGGCATCGGCGGCACCCATCAGGCGCTCCACTGTTTCGAGACGGCGCGCTGGAAGGAACTCGGCGTGGCCAACTCCTCCGAGGTGCTGACGAACATCATGAAGTGCGTCCCGCTTCTGCCGGGTACGCTCATCAACCTGGAGTCCACGGCGGAAGGTCAGACGGGCGCGTTCTACACGTACTGGCTCTCCGGCATGGACGCCGATGCGTTCCTTGCAAATCCTGAGTCACTGCCGAAGGGCGGATTCGTCCGGTGCTTCGCAGCGTGGTTCGAGTTCGAGGACTCAGCCATGCGCCTCGACCCCGAGGAGAAGCGGCAAGTGGAGGCGTCGCTGGACGAGGAGCCGTGGTACTTCGGCGAGCGCGAGCTGATTGAGGCGTACGGCACGACTGGCGACGACGGCGTGCTGCGACTGGGTGAACACGTCACCGAGTACGACGTGTGGGAGCAGTTGGCGTGGCGGCGCTGGGCCATTGAAAACGAGTGCTCGAAGGAACTGGATAAGTTCGAGCGCGACTATCCGAAGTCGTGGCGCACGGCCTTCCAGAAGTCCGGCAGTCAGCGTTTCAATCAGAACGGTCTCGCGAAGCTCCGTGCCCGTGCGCCGATGGTGCGCCCCATCTACGGCATCATCGAAGAAAACAAGGGCCGTCCTGTCTTCCGCCAGACCGAGAAGGGCGAGGCGAAGGTCATCATGTACGAAAAGCCGATCTCCGGCGCTCGCTACATTCTGGCAGTGGACCCGATGACGGGCGACACACAGGTAGGCGGCAAGGACCCGGACCGCCACGGCGTGTTCGTGCTGCGCGCCGGGTTCTGGGACTCGCAGGGCAAGTGGCGTCCGATGGCAGTGGTGGCTCGCGTCATCCAGTGCCGATGGGACATCGACGTGCTGGAGAAAGCGGTGTGGTCGCTCGCCCGGCAGTACGGTGGACAAACCGGCTGCAAAATCGTGATCGAGATGAATCAGGACAAGGGGCTCACTGAACTGCTGAAGAAGCGCGGTGCGGACCTGTACCAACGCGAGATTTTCAACCAGCGTGAACAGCGGACCACGCGGGCGCTTGGCTTCCAGACGAACGAGAAGACGCGCGAGAACCTTGTGGAGAAGATGGCGGAGGTTATTCGCGAGTGGGACAAGCCGGGCAGCGGTATCGAAATCTGGGATACCGACGTGCTCGACCAGTGCGACAACTTCGTGCGCAAGGACAATGGTCGCTCGGAGCACGCCGAGGGCTGGCACGATGATGACGTGTTCGGCGTGGCGCTGGGCGTCACCCTCATTGAGCACGCCACGACCTACGTCCCGCAGGCGAATATCTTCAACATCCCCATCGACCTGCGCGGAGGGTCGGGACAGCAGCGGATGCCGAGTCAGTTTTCGTAATTTATGCCCAACCTGAACAAAGTCCTGATCATGGGGAATCTGACACGCGACCCCGAAGTCCGCGTTACGCCGAAAGGCACGT